TAACTCCAACATAGTAGGAAATATATTTTACCCACATGGTATTATAACAATTACAGGAAATTATAATACATATAATGTTAATTCACTTTACGGAACAGCAATATATGGAATATCAACATATGGTGGCAATGCAACTTTTGCTGATGAAACATTAAATTTTATAACATCCTCAAATGTCACCTGCTCCTTTTCAAGTACATATACTATTCATGAAACACAGTACAAATGTACTATTAGAGAAAATGAATTTAGTTTTACTTTAAATCCAAGTATAACTTCAGGCAGCACATCAATTTCTAGTTCTATAGGAATATTTTCAACCCCAAGTGAAAATGTATATGGGTATGTTACTGAATCTTATTTTTCCCCTTACATTACTACAGTAGGTTTATATGATGAATCACAAAATCTCTTAGCAGTAGCTAAATTAGCTCAACCTCTACCTTCATCACCAACAACAGACACAACAATTCTAATAAGTTTAGACAGATAAAAATGTGGTCACATAAAAATAAAGTTATAAATAAAATAGAAGATTTTCCTAAAGAAACATTTGGATTCATATACAAAATTACCAACAATGAAACTGGAAAGTTTTACATTGGTAAAAAACAGTTAATGTCTAAAACCAATGTTAAATTAGGTAAAAAGGAAAAAGCAGCACTACCAACACAGCGTGGCAGAACTCCATCTAAAAAATTAGTAGTTAAAGAAGCTGACTGGCAAAACTATTGGGGCAGCAACAAACCACTACTTGAAGAGTTAAAATCAGGTAAAGATAAATTTACAAGAGAAATATTAATGGTATGTTCAAGTAAAAAAATGTTAACATATTGGGAGGCAGCATATCAAATAAAATTAGATGTACTGTTAATAGACAGCTATAATGAAACAGTTTTAGGACACTACTATAAAAAAGACTTTTTAAGTTAGGCATTTTAATATATTTTTATTATATTAATATCAATGGCTAACAATGCTTTAATCTACTTAATAGATTCTATTTTAGGCAAAGGAAAATCAACATCCAAAGGTAACAGAGCGTACCATTGTCCTGAATGTAAACACCAAAAACAAAAACTGGAAGTAAATGTAGAAGAATCTTCTATACATTTTCAGTTTTACAACTGTTGGACATGTGGTTTTAAAGGAAAAAAACTAACTACCTTATTTAAAAAAATAGGAACTGATTCAAGTAAAATAAATGAATTAAGGTTTTTAATAAATTCTACATCTAAAGAGGACAAATCAGAACCAACAATTGATAAAAAAATTGCGTTGCCTAAAGAATTTATATCTTTAATTTCTCCACCTACATCTATTACTGCTAAACATGCCTTATACTATTTAAAACAAAGAAATATTAGTAAAGAAGACATTATAAAATACAATATAGGATACTGTGAATTTGGTAAATATTCTAACATGATAATTGTCCCTTCATACAATGCTAAAGGTGATCTCAATTATTTTATATCTCGCAATTTCAATAAAAATTCTACAGTCAAATATAAAAATCCAGATGTGTCAAGAGACATAATTGGATTTGAACTTTTTATAAACTGGAATGTGCCTATAATTTTATGTGAAGGAGTATTTGACGCCATAGCTATAAAACGAAACGCCATTCCACTATTAGGAAAAACAATACAAAAGAGTTTAATGAAAAAAATTATAAATTCATCTGTTAAAAACATATATATAGCCTTAGATAAAGACGCAATTAAACAAGCGTTAAATTTTTGTGAGTCACTAATAAACGAAGGTAAAGAGGTTTATTTAGTTGATTTAAAAGATAAGGATCCCAGCGACATGGGATTTGAAAAATTTACTAATCTAATTCAAAACACTTTACCTTTAACATTCTCAAATTTACTTGAGAAAAAACTACAACTATGATAGAAAAAAATGTAAACGTTAATAAAAAAAGCGTTAAGAGATTATTAGAAATTGATGAGACTTCTAAAAGAGTAACAATAATGGACAATAGATACTACACCAGAAATGGAAATCTTTATCCATCAGTTACTAGTATTTTACAGTTTATGCCTAAAAATAAGTTTTTTGAAACTTGGTTAAAAGATGTAGGACACAATTCAGACATCATAATGAGAAAAGCAGCAGATGAAGGCACACAAGTACATGATGCTATTGAAAAATATCTTTTAGGAGAAAAATTAGCGTTAATTGATGAAAAAGGATTTTCAATATATTCTTTATTTGTGTGGCAGATGATTTTAAAATTTCATGACTTTTGGTTAACATATAAACCTACACTAGTAGAAAGTGAAGCTCATCTATTTTCAGACAAATATCAATTTGCAGGTACATGTGACTTAGTAGTAGAAATCAATGGTGTAAAATGGTTGTTAGACATTAAAACGTCAAACTCCTTACACACCAGCCATGATTTACAATTGTCAGCATATGCTCAAGCGTGGAATGAGTTGTATGAAGAAAAAATTGAGCGCGTAGGCATTATATGGTTAAAGTCTGCTAAACAAAAACCTGATAAAAAAGGTGACAACATGCAGGGCAAAGGATGGGAAATACATGAGCCATCACGCACCATTGATGAAAACTTTAAATTGTTTGGATATATACATGAATTGTATAAATTAGAGCATCCTAATTTAAAACAGTCATTTAATACGTTTCCAACTGAAATCCAAATTAGTCCAACTGTTTAACATATTTATGACAAAGCCAATTTATGATTTCACTAGTACAACTTTTACAGGAAATATGTATCTTTGAAGGAGGAAATGTTTTTGGTACTACATCACCTATTAAAAAAGAAAATATACAACCAACCTTAGAAAAATTTACAATAGAATTAAAACAAATCTATCCAAAAATAGATTTTAAATTTAACACATTAGGTTCTGTTGGTAAAAAAGATGAATCTGGAGACATTGACTTAGGTATGAGTGTTGACCAATTTATGACTAAAGATGGTGAACCATTGTTAGCTAATTGGGACATAAACAAAGATGAATTTAATGCTTTATATGAAAAAATAAGAAAACGTGCAAGTTCATCTACTGAAACTCAAAGTAAATTAAGAGCTATGTTAGAATTAGCAGCTATAGGTATTGAAAAAAAGTCACAATTTATAGACACAGACATTAAAGCAGCAGGTGGTGGTTCAATATTTTGTAAATTTCCTCAATTTGATGAAAATAATCAAGAAATAGAAAATAAAAGTGTTCAAATTGATGTAAATGTAGGTAATTTAGATTGGTTAAACTTTAGTTACTATTCAAATACATATAAAGACAATGTTAAAGGATTACATAGAACACAGTTAATGTTAGCTATGTTTAAAGTCTTAGATATGATGTTTAAACATAATACTGGTGTTACTTTAAGAGCAACAGGAGAAACTTTAGCAACAAATTCTCAAGAAGCAATAAATGTATTAAATAAAGGCTTTAATCTTAGTTTATCTCAAGATATATTACATGACTATTTTGAATTAATGAATGCTTTAAAGAAAAATTTACCTAAAGAAAAATTAAATCAAATATTAGATATATATTTAAAAATATTAGATTCAACAAGAGCAGATATCCCATTTGATATACAAGACTATTGGATTGCAAATCAAGAACGTTTAGGATTAAAAGGTAAATTTTTACCAGACAATTCTAACCTAACTAAATATAAAATATAAATAATGTCAGGATCAATAGGAGCAAATAGAATTCCAAGAGCTGCAGTTGAAACTACTCTTAAAGCATACATTGATAAAGTGCTGAAAAAATTCCCTGGATTTAAATCAGCCAAAATATCAGGTTCATATAACACTACATTAAAACCAGATCATGGTGACATTGATTTAGTTATTAATATTGAAGGAGATGAACAAGATAGAAAAAAACTTAAACAAAATTTTGCAGCATATATATCATCATTGTCAGATGATATAACTATTCCTTTTACATCTGGTCGACATGTTGGTAAAAAAGCAGCCGGTACAGGAGACATAGTAATAGTACAATTTGCTATTGAAGGCTATCCTGACTTAACAGTTCAGATAGATAATATGATTGTTGCTTCTGAACAGGAAAGTGAATATAGAAAAAGTTTTTTAGATTTACCTGCTGAAAAACAAGGTTTGTTGGTTGGTTTAGCTAAAGCTCAATTGTTAGAAGAAGATCCAATAGAAATATTTAAACGTTTAGGAATTACTAACATTCCTAAATTAGATAAAAATCAAGAACTTGAATTCAATTTATCAAATAAAGGTTTAACATTACGTTTAGTTACATTAGGAGATAATTTTAAAGAGTTAAGCAGAAACGAAATATGGACTTCATTTAATTGGAGTGATGTAGAAAAATTATTTAAAGATTATAAACTAGATGGAACCTGGGAAGAATTATTAGAATCTATTAATTCTAAATTAAAAAATTCCCGTTCACGAAATCGTGTAAAAGGAATATTTAACTCATTAGTAGTAATAAATGCTGGTGAAGCAGGAACTGATAAAGGTAATAATAAATTAAAAGCAAAAGAGACAGTTGATAAGCTCTTAGAAAATATGTTGTTTAAAGGCTTAGTTAAAGAACTAATTATGCCACTATTAGAAGATGAATTTCAAGAAACAATAGCTATATATCCAGGTAAGTTTAAACCTCCACATAAAGGACATTTTGAAGTAGCCAAACAATTAATTGGTAAAGTAGATAAAATAATTATAGCAATATCTGCTAAAGAACATGATGGCATAACAGCTCAACAAAGTGAAGCAGTATGGAAATTGTACAATACATTATTAGATGGAAAACTTGACATAGAAATAATTAAAGGTGCTCCTGTAGGTTATGTACTTGATACTATTAAAGAAAATCCAAATTTTTCT